ACCCCCGGCGAAAGTGATAACTTTCTCACCGAGACCCACCCCCTCAATCTGGCGACACCCCCCGGTAGGCTCTGATAACTTTATGGGGTAGGGGGGTATAAATTTTGAAATTAGAGCTACTGCTAAAGTTAGCGCAGGACTTGGTTGACGGTAAAGTTAACAGTGAGCCTGAGAAAGTTAGCACCCCGGCAAAAAAAGTTAGCAGGCGTAAAGTTATCAAAGAGAAGGTGCCTTGGCAGAAACGGGTGTTACAGAGTGAGCACAGGAAGGTGTATGGATCGTTTGAAGAGACGATGAGGTTGGAGATGACGGAAGCACAGAGAGAAGTGTTCTTGATCGTGGATGAGTTCTGGAAGGAGCACAACTTTTCCCCGAGCGTGAGGAACATCGCGGCCATCAGGGGTAAGGGTGTGAGCAACACTCAGAAGATTGTGAGAAGGCTGATCAAGATTGGGGCATTGAAGAAGATTGACGGGATGGGCAGAACCCTGCGGCCGACGTACATAAATTTCCGCTACATCGAATGAAGCTGGATGACTTGATTGCCAGCCTGACCCCCGGGGATCAGGAGAAACTTCTACAGCAGGTCCAGGACTACAAGGACGCTGTGGAAAGGGAGAAGTGTCAGACGAGCTTCATGGCCTATGTGAAGAAGATGTGGCCTGGGTTTGTGCATGGCAGGCACCATGCTGTCATGGCTAAGAAGTTTGAGGAGATAGCCAGCGGGAAGCTGAAGAGGCTGATCATCAACCTTGGCCCGCGACATACGAAGAGTGAGTTTGCTTCGTACTTGTTTCCGAGTTGGTTCCTTGGCAGGTTTCCTCAGAAGAAGGTGATTCAGAGTTCCAACACGGCGGACTTGGCTGTTAACTTTGGCAGAAAGGTCCGTAACTTGGTGCAGAGCGAGGAGTACGCACGGGTGTTTCCTGGCGTGTCTTTGAGGCAGGACTCGAAATCTGCGGGGCGATGGGCTACTTCACACGATGGCGAATACTTTGCTATCGGGGTGGGTGGAACGATGACGGGTAAGGGCGCTGATCTGCTGATCATTGACGACCCGCACTCGGAACAAGAGGCCGCTTTGGCGGTCGGAAACCCGCAAGTCTTTGATTCGGTGTTTGAGTGGTACACCTCTGGCCCTCGCCAGCGTCTCCAACCGGGTGGAGCTATCGTGGTCGTTATGACCCGATGGTCAAAGTCGGACTTAACTGGCCGGATTTTGAAGAATGCAGGCGAGTTGGGTAAGGAAGATGAGTGGGAAGTCATTGAACTCCCCGCGATCATGCCCTCTGGAGCCCCTCTATGGCCTGAATTTTGGTCCCTAAAGGAGCTTGAAGCCCTACGAGAAGAGCTTCCGCCGGCTAAATGGAACGCACAGTACCAGCAAAACCCCACGGCAGAGGAAGGTGCCCTGATAAAAAGGGACTGGTGGCAGATTTGGGAGCAGGAAAAACCACCGAAATGCGAATTTTTGATCCAGTCCTGGGATACAGCGTTCACGAAAAAGGAAAAGTCGGACTATTCTGCGTGTACAACTTGGGGAATTTTTCATAAAAACGAGGATCCTGAGGATACGAACATCATTTTGCTGGATGCGTTTCAAAAGCGCATGGAATTCCCGGAATTGAAGGATAAAGCGATAGAGCATTACAGGGAATGGGAGCCGGATGCGTTTATTGTTGAGGCAAAAGCGGCGGGAGCACCGCTTGTGTATGAGCTTCGCAAGATGGGCATACCTGTCAGTGAGTACACGCCGAGCCGCGGGACCAGGGCTGCCCCGAATGACAAGATTTCACGGGTGAACTCGGTGACGGATCTGTTCAGGAGCGGGAAGATCTGGGCTCCTGATACCCGATGGGCGCGTGAGTTGGTCGAACAGTGCGCGGCTTTTCCTAATGGCGACCACGACGACCTCGTGGACTCCACGGTACAGGCGCTGTTACGATTCCGGCAAGGTGGATTTTTGCGCCTGGACACCGATGAGCGCGACGAGATACAGGGCTTCCGCCGCAAGGGCGGGTTTTACTAAGGAACACCATGGCTACCAATATTGACCAAGCTCTCATGCCGTTTGACCCGGCTGAGATGACCGACGAGCCTGTAGTAGAGATCGAAATCGAGGATCCTGAAGACGTAAAAATCGGAATCGACGGCGTTGAGATTGATCTCATGCCTGAGACGGAAACGGCTGAAGAGTTCGACGCAAACTTGGCCGAGTACATGGACGACTCGGATCTTCAGTCTCTGGCCTCGGAGCTTGTTGCTCTTGTTGATGCGGATATCAACTCCCGCAAGGACTGGGCTGATACGTTCGTCAAGGGTCTGGATGTCCTTGGCATGAAGTACGAGGAACGTACTGAGCCGTGGAATGGCGCGTGTGGCGTTTACAGCCCGCTGCTGACCGAGGCGGCTGTGCGGTTTCAGTCCGAGATGATCACCGAGACGTTCCCGGCTCAGGGGCCGGTGAAAACGCAGATCATCGGTGCCATCGATAAATTTAAGGAAGAGGCTGCAGAGCGGGTTCGTGATGACATGAACTACCGCTTGACCGAGGAGATGATCGAGTACCGCCCAGAACATGAGCGGATGCTGTTCAGCCTTGGCCTTGCGGGTTGTGCGTTCAAAAAGGTGTACTACGACCCGGCTCAGGGCAGGCAGACGGCGATCTTCATCCCGGCAGAAGACATGATCATGCCCTACGGGGCGAGCAACATCTACAACGCTGAGCGTGTTACGCATGTGATGCGCAAGACCGAAAACGACGTCAAGAAGTTGCAGGTCGATGGGTTCTACAAAGACGTCGAGCTAGGTGATCCGATCCACTTTTTCTCAGATATTGAGAAGAAGAAAGCCGAAGAGCAAGGCTACACGCTCAACGATGACAACCGGTATCAGATCCTTGAGATCCACGTCGAGTGGGACATGCCGGGGTACGAGGATGAGAACGGCGTTGCTTTGCCTTATGTCGTGACCATCGAGCGCGGAACCAGCACGGTGCTGGCTATCCGGCGCAACTGGAACGAAGACGACAAGCAGAAAAAGAAGTGCCAGCACTTCGTTCAGTACAACTACATCCCTGGCTTCGGTGCCTACGGTCTGGGCTATATCCACCTGATCGGTGGCTACGCCCGTGCGGGTACGTCGATCATCCGCCAACTGGTTGATGCCGGTACGCTGTCAAATTTACCGGGTGGCCTGAAGTCTCGTGGTCTGCGGATCAAGGGTGATGACACTCCCATCGCTCCGGGCGAGTTCCGCGACGTGGACGTGCCGAGTGGTGCGGTGCGCGACAACATCATGCCTCTGCCGTACAAGGAGCCGTCACAGGTCCTGGCAGCTTTGTTGGAGCGCATCACCGAGGAAGGCCGACGCCTTGCGGCTATTGCTGATTTGAAGATCAGCGACATGAGCGCTCAGGCACCGGTTGGGACGACGCTGGCGATTCTTGAGCGGCAACTCAAGACGATGAGCGCGGTTCAGGCTCGCACGCACGCCAGCCTGCGGATGGAGTTCAAACTCCTGAAGCAGATCATCAGGGACTACCTGCCGCCTGACTATTCGTACACGCCCGAGAAGGCAGTCCCTTCTGCCAAGCAGTCGGACTACGACATCGTTGAGGTCATCCCGGTCAGCGATCCCAACGCGGCCACCATGGCGCAGCGGATCATGCAGTACCAAGCTGCACTGCAACTGGCCCAAGGCGCACCGCAAATCTACAACCTGCCTAAGCTGCACCGGCAGATGCTGGAGGTGCTTGGCATCAAGAACGCGGATCAGTTGGTTGAGTTGCCCGATGATCAGAAGCCACGCGACCCCGTGACGGAGAACATGAACGTGCTGCGCGGCCAGCCCGTCAAAGCGTTCATCTATCAGGACCACGACGCGCACATCGCCACCCATCAGGCGTTCATGCAGGACCCGCTGATCGCCCAGACCATTGGGCAAAACCCCATGGCGCAACAGATGATGGCGTCACTTCAGGCGCACATCGCAGAGCACCTTGGGTTCCAGTACCGCCGACAGATCGAAGAGCGCCTTGGCGTGACGATGCAGGCTCCCGACACGGACCTGCCTGAGGTCATGGAGGTTCAGCTTTCCAAGATGGTTGCGGAAGCGGGCAAGCAGCTTACCCAGATGCACCAGCAGCAGGCCGCTCAACAGCAAGCCCAACAGCAAGCGCAGGATCCAATCATCCAGATGCAGCAGGCTGAGTTGCAGATCAAGCAAGCAGAGCTTCAGCGCAAGCAGGCGGAAGACCAGATGGACTTCCAAATCGCGCAGCAAAAGTTAGCACTTGAGGCTCAACGCTTGCAGCTGGACGCCCAGAAGAACCAAGGTGAGCCGCCGCAGATGAAGGCGATGCGGGCTCAGCAGGAGCTTCAGGAAAAGCAAGCCAAAGCTCAGCAAGAGCTTCGGCAGAAGGAACAGGCGCATCAGATGAAGATGCGTCAGCAGGCACAGGCCGCCGCTATGCGAGCACAGCAATCCGCACAGCGAAAGCCCAAGGAGTAAACCATGGCCACTGCTTTTGACGTGGTACTGAAAGAACTGGACGAGCGCCGCGATGGAATTGCGCAAGCGCTTATGTCAGGTTCGGCAAAAGACTACTCCGAGTATCGGAGTATGTGCGGCGAGATCCGGGGTCTCTCGGTCGCACACAACTTCATCACTGACCTCGTGCGAAAGCTGGAAACTTATGACGAATGATGTACCTGAACTCTTGATCGCTTCTGACGCTGGTGTTTCAACACTGCCTAGAACTGACGAAGAAAAAGCTCGACAAGTTCCTGATCCCGTAACTTACCACCTGCTTTGCGCTGTTCCCAAGGCAGAAGATGAGTACGAAAGCGGGCTTGTCAAAGCGGGCCAGACGATGCTGTACGAAGAACTACTTAGTCCAGTTCTTTGCGTTGTCAAGATGGGACCTGATTGCTACAAAGATCCGCTGCGTTTTCCCAGTGGTCCGTCGTGCAAAATGGGTGATTTTGTTCTTGTTCGTCCCAACACGGGTACGCGTTTGAAGATCCACGGAACTGAGTGGCGAATCATCAACGACGACAGTGTTGAAGCAGTCGTGCAAGACCCGCGCGGTATCAAGAGGGGGTAATCATGGACACATTTAAGTTCCCGCATGAGAAAGAAGAAACTCCCGTTGAAGACAAGGTGGAGTTTGAGGTCGAGGGCGCTGAGACCGAGGTCGAGGTCGTAGACGACACGCCTGAAGAGGACCGTGGCCGCACGCCCATGAAGGAGCCTCCTGAGGACGTCTCCGACGAAGAACTTGAGAAGTACAGCGAAAGTGTTCGCAAGCGCATCAAGCACTTCTCCAAGGGCTACCACGACGAGCGCAGGGCCAAGGAAGCGGCCATGCGTGAGAAAGAAGAAGCTCTGCGGCTTGCCCAAGTGCTGGCTGAGGAGAACAAGAAACTCCAAAGCTCAGTCGGGCAAAACCAATCTGCGCTTCTTGAGCAGGCCAAGAAAGTCGTCGCTGCCGAGGTTGAAAAGGCTAAGGCAAAGCTCAAGGACGCGCACGAGTCAGGCGATACCGAAGCCTTTATTGCCGCCCAGGAAGAACTTACTGCGGCAAAGATTAAGGCAGAGCGAGTTGCTAATTTCAAACCACCTGTTGCAAAACCTGCGGCACCTGTGGTACAACCCGCACCAAAGCCGGAGCAGCCGGCTCCTGTGGACCAAAAAGCCGTTGCGTGGCGCGAGTCAAATTCATGGTTCGGTCCTAACAGGGGTATGACGGCATACGCTTTGGCATTGCATCAAGACTTGGTAGATAGCGGAGTCAACCCGACGAGCGACGACTACTACGAGCGCATCAATAAAGGCGTTCGTGAACGGTTTCCAGAAGCGTTCCCCTCTGACAAACCAAAGAAGTCCGTCGTGGCACCCGCAACCCGCAGCACTGCACCTAAAAAGATCGTGCTGACGCAAACCCAAGTCAACCTCGCCAAACGGCTTGGCGTTCCTTTGGAACTCTACGCCCGACAGGTTGCTGAAGAGATGAGGAAACAAAATGGCTGAACGTACACCGCGTGAACTGGATACCCGTGTAAAGATGGAGCGGCCCAAGAAGTGGCTGCCCCCGACTGCACTGCCTGACCCGAATCCGGAAGATGGATACGCGTTTCGTTGGATCCGAGTGAGTACGCTTGGCAACAACGATCCGAGCAATGTTTCCGCAAAACTTCGTGAAGGCTGGGAACCTGTCAAAGCGAGTGAGCATCCTGAGATCCAACTGTTCGGTAAGGGCAACCCCCATTTCCCTGACAGCATTGAGATCGGCGGGCTGTTGCTCTGCAAAACCCCAGTTGAATTTGTGAGCCAACGCAACTCGTTCTATCAGAACCAAACTGATGGGCAGATGTCGTCGGTTGACAATAGTTTCATGCGCGAAAGCGATGCTCGTATGCCGCTCTTCAAAGAGCGTCGCTCTGAAGTGTCGTTTGGACGCGGTTCTTAATCTTAGGAGTCTTCAATGGCTTATCCCACCGTGAATGGGCCTTACGGCCTACTTCCGGCCAACCTGATTGGTGGCCGGGTGTTCGCGGGTTCTACCCGCATGATCCCGATTGCCAGCGGCTATGCAACGTCGCTGTACTACGGGGACCCCGTCAAATTTACCTCTGACGGCACGCTGATCACCTCTGGTCTGGCGTACAACTCGGCTGCGGCAGAGACGGGCGGCACGCTCGGCATCTTCCTTGGCTGCGAGTACACCTCGTCTGGTGGCCCGATCTACGGTAAGAACCGCTACCAGCAATGGGCTGGCGGCACCGTTGCTGCGGACGCAGTCGCGTACATTTGTGATGACCCCGGTGTCGTCATGAAGGCCGCGATGATTGCGTACAACGCCTCGGGCACCCCGGTCATTGGTTGCGCTCCTGCCGCTGCGCTTGGCACGAACCTGACCCCGATGGCTACCGCCACCGCGAACACCGGCTCCGGTGCCAACGTGAACGGCGATTCCAACGTCGGCCTGATGCTTGCCTCTGGCAACGTGCGTCGCACCGCTACGGCTCCGTTCCGTATCGTCGGTTTGGTTCCCGAAACGCAGCTTCTGGTCACTGCCACTGGCACGACCACGAGCGCCAGCACTGCTGTGACGCTGGCTGCCGCTGATAGCTCTATCAAGACCGGCATGCTGGTCACGGGTACGGGCATCGCTGCTGGCACCTACGTCGCCGCCGTGTCGGGCACCTCGGTAACCCTGTCGGCCAACGCCACTGCTTCTGGCACGGTCACCCTGACCTTCAATGGGTATCAGGAAGTGCTCGTCAAGTGGAACGCAGGCTATCACGCCTACGAAGTCGCTGTGGCGATCTAAGGAGAATTCATCATGGCAATTTCTCGTGCCCAACTACTCAAGGAACTCCTGCCTGGGCTGAATGCCCTGTTCGGTCTGGAGTACAAGCGCTACGCTGAAGAGCACAAGGAGATCTACGAGACGGAAACGTCCGAGCGCTCCTTTGAAGAGGAGACGAAACTCTCCGGCTTCTCGGCGGCTCCGGTGAAGAACGAAGGCCAAGCCATCGCGTATGACAATGCGCAGGAAGCCTGGACCGCTCGTTACAACCACGAGACCATCGCGCTTGGTTTCTCCATCACCGAAGAGGCGATGGAAGACAACCTGTACGACAGCCTGTCCAGCCGCTACACCAAGGCGCTTGCTCGTGCCATGGCCTACACCAAGCAGGTCAAGGCCTCTGCCATCCTGAACAACGGTTTCAACTCCGCCGTGACCTACGGCGACGGTCAGCCGCTGTTCTCGACCGCTCACCCGCTGGTCTCTGGTGGCACCAACAGCAACCGTCCGGCAACCGCCGCCGATCTGAACGAGACCTCGCTTGAGGCCGCCGTGATTCAGATCTCGCTGTGGACTGACGAGCGTGGCCTGCTGATCGCGTCCAAGCCCCGTAAGCTGGTTGTGCCTCCGGCGCTCCAGTTCGTGGCAACCCGCCTGCTGGAAACTTCTCTGCGTGTCGCTACCGCTGACAACGATATCAACGCGCTGAAGAACAACGGCAGCATCCCGGAAGGCTACACCGTTAACCACTGGCTGACGGACACCAATGCTTGGTTCCTGACCACGGACGTGCCCAACGGTATGAAGCACTTTGTGCGTGTGCCTTTGTCCACTGCAATGGATACCGATTTTGATAGCGGAAATAACCGTTATAAAGCACGCGAAAGGTATTCTTTTGGAGTGAGCGATCCGCTGGGGATCTATGGAAGCCCTGGGGCTTAATTAGTTACGCTAATTAAGTACACAAAAGGCTCCTTCGGGAGCCTTTTTCTTTGGGGCTTGACGTCCTAAGTCGATACGGGTAAACTACCTGTGTCGTAACCAAGGAGCTGTCATGGACTTTAGCACCTTACCCAAGTCCAGAGCCGAAGCAAAAGCTAGCGGCGCGAAGTATTACTTCACAGGGGGGCCGTGCAAGCACGGGCACGTGGCTCCTCGAAAAACAAAAGGCGCGTGCGTAGACTGTCTAAAAGCTGAATGGGAAGAAGGAAAAGTAAAACGCGCAGAGTATTTCGCAAACTACAACAGATCTGAGGCAGGACAAGCTGCTAAGCAACGATACTACGAAGCTAATAAAGAACTTGTTAAAGCCAGAGCTTTGGCGCGTCCAGTAGAAAATAAAAAACAATATCGTGATAAGTGGGCAGATGAGAATGTAGTTTTAATCAGAGCTTTTACAAAAGCCAGACGACGCAAACACCGGCTTGCCACCCCTACTTGGCTTACGGAAGAGCAGTTCAGATCCATACGAGAAATTTACGAACAAGCCATCACTTTGTCACGCACAACAGGCGTTCCTT